ATTAAATGAAAATATGGTTGATTATAGTGAAGACTTTGAAGATTGGCCGACAATGCAAATGGGAGCAAGACCTTCAATGGGTATGTCTAGAGCTGCTGCAATACCAACAGTAGATCCTGAAGGTCGTCCAATTAATCCAGCAAACGTGCCAGAAGAAGTAGTAAATGCAATTACAAAAGATTACTCTGCATTAATGAAAGCAATTGATAAGAAAAAAGGTTTATAATGTCATACGAAAAAAGATATAATACAATTGATTTACTTCCGGACGTAGCCGTTGGAATTAAAATTCCTATGTTAAGGAGTGACGGAGTACTATTCGATTTATCTTATTCGACTGAAGACCAAGTAATTTCAAATTTAAAGAATTTAGTTCTTACTAGAAAAGGAGAAAGAGTAATGCAGCCTGAATTTGGCACGACATTGCAAGATTCTTTATTTGAACAAAATACAGATTTGCTAGTAACTTCTATTAGAAACTCTATACAAGATGCTGTTAAATTTTGGCTACCGTATGTTAGTTTAGACGTAATAACAGTCGAACCAGTTATAGCAGTTTTAGGAAATCAAGAAGAGCATGGAGTAACTATATCTTTAGTAGTTTCATTAAACGGACAAAAATCAGAGCAAATAATTACATTTTTAGTAACAGCAAATTCAATCGAATTAACATAATATGGCACAGACTAAAAAAGATATAAGATATCTTAATAAAGATTTTGGACAATTTAGAGCAAACTTAATCGAGTTTGCAAAGAATTATTTTCCAAATACTTACAACGATTTTAATGAAACCTCTCCTGGTATGATGTTTATAGAAATGGCATCCTATGTTGGAGACGTTTTATCATATTATACAGACAATCAATTAAAAGAATCGTTTTTGCAATATGCAGATAATAGACCAAATATTTTAGCGTTAGCCCAGAATGTTGGATATAAAACAAAAAATACAATTCCAGCAACAGTTGATATTGACGTGTTTCAATTATTACCTGCTAAAACTACTGCCGAAGGAAAAGCACCTGATTGGTCATATGCTCTTACATTGAAAGAAAATATGATTATACGAGATGATAAAACTAATGCAGAATTTAGAACGTTATCGTTAGTAAACTTTTCAGTATCTAGCAGTATTAATCCAACAGAAGTGTCTGTATATCAAGTTAATGACAATGATAATACTCCTGAATATTATTTATTAAAGAAAAAAGTTAAATCAATAGCGGGTACAATTCAAACTAAAACTTTTAATTTTGGAAATGCAAAAAGGTTTGATAAAATATTAATTGAAGACACTGATGTTATAGAGATAATGTCTATAACAGATTCAGACAATAATAGTTGGACGGAAGTTCCATTTTTAGCTCAAGATATGGTGTTTGAAACTATCTCAAATACAGTGCAAAACGACCCAGAACTATCTCAATATAATGATATTCCATATCTTTTAAAATTGAAGAAAACTGCTAGAAGATTTATAACTAAATTCCGTTCAGACAAAAATTTAGAAATTCAATTTGGTCCAGGCGTATCTGATAACGACGACGAAGAATTAATTCCAAACCCAGATAATGTAGGTTCTAGTTTAAATGGATTGCAAGTTCAATTCGATCATCCTGTAGATCCTTCAAACTTTATGTATACTAAAACATATGGATTGGCTCCTTCTAACACAACATTAACCGTTAAATATACAACGGGAGGAGGTCTTAAATCTAATGTAGCTGCTAGCACGTTAAAAAATATTACAAATATTGAATATCAAATAGATGCTCAAAACTTAGATAGTACTTTAGTAGCTAGAATTAAAGCTTCGGTAGCATGTACTAATCCTTCTCCAGCGTCAGGTGGTAAAAGTGAAGAAACTTTAGAAGAAATTAGACAAAATGCAATGGCAACTTTTGCTACTCAACAAAGAGCTATTACCGCTCAAGATTATATTATTAGATGCTATGCATTACCTGCTAAATTTGGCTCTGTAGCAAAAGCATATGTAATTCAAGATCAACAAATTAATCCTGATAACGGTCAACAAATGATTTCTAATCCATTAGCAATTAATTTATATACTTTAGGTTATGATAAAAATGGTAATTTAGTTGAATTGAATCCAGCAGTAAAAGAAAATTTAAAAACATACATTAACCAATATAGAATGTTAACTGATGCTGTAAACATTAAAACTGCATTTGTAATTAATATTGGAGTGACATTTGAAATAATTACTTTACCTGAATATAATTCAAATGAAGTGCTTATCAAATGCGTTGATAAAATGAAATCTATATTCGACAGTAAAGTATGGCAAATTAACCAGCCGATAGTGTTATCAAAAATATACACTGAATTGGATAGAGTAGAAGGAGTTCAGTCAGTAACCTCTGTAAAGGTAGTTAATTTATATACCACTACAGATGGGTATTCAGGTAATGTATATGATATTGCAGCTGCTACAAAAGCAGGAGTAATTTATCCTTCATTAGATCCAAGTGTTTTTGAAGTAAAATATCCTAATTCAGACATAGTAGGAAAAGTCGTTTCTTTATAAAAAAAATTAAATTATGATTTGGTCAATACCAGCATTACTAGATACAACCATATATGAAAAAGATCCGTATAGAAATGCGGGCCTAGATCAAATATTAGAACTTCGAAAAGAAGGAGATACAACTACTAGCGACTTAACTGAATCTAGGATATTAATGAAATTTGATCTTTCTGAATTGCCTGCAATTTTATCACAAAATGGAATATCTATCAATGATATATCTGCTAGTGTAAAATTATATACTGCTCAGGAATATGAATTACCCGCTTCTTATATAATAGAAGCTAAAGCATTGTCAAATAGTTGGACTAACGGTTCAGGATATCATTATTTTCCTGTAGGAATTCAAAATCAATCATCACTTACTGACGGAGCTACTTGGATTTCTACTCAAGGTACAGGCTCTGCACAATGGACATCTGGAAGTGGAACTGCTATTCAATTCAATGAAACTCAAGGAGGAGGAGCTTGGTTCACAGCTTCAATAGCATCACAGTCATTTAATTATAAAACTCAAGATGATATCAATTTAGATATCACTCAAATAGTAAAAAATTGGTCAAATAATGTGTATACTAATAATGGAGTAGTAATATCATACAAGAACTCAACGTTGACAGGTTCGAATACACCTTTAACAAACATTCAAATTCATTCTTCAGACACTCACACTGTCTATGAGCCTCATTTATATATTAGCTGGACAGGAAGTTTAACTTATACCACAGGGTCATTAACTCAAATGACTTATGAAGATGATCCAATTGTTTATGTAAGATCTTTTAATGCAGAATTTTTAAAAGATAAAAAGAATAGAATTTTAATTGCAGCTAGACCTAAATATCCTAGACCTGCATTTACTCAAAACTCTACATTTGCTGGAATTAAAGCATTGCCTCAAAATTCTTATTATCAAATTAAAGATGCGCATAGCGATCAAATAATTATTCCGTATAGTAATACAACTAAAATTAATACTAATACTTCAGGAAGTTATTTTGATTTTTATACGACAATGATGTATCCTGAAAGATATTATAAATTTGAAATTCAAGCAAATTTTACAGATTTCACAGAATACTTTTCATCAAATGAATTTATTTTTAAAATAGTTAAATAAAATGGCAATATACGAATTACATGAATTTGACAGAGATAAAGTATTTACTGGAGAAATAATTCCTTCTAAAGCAGAGAATATAAAATTTAATCCTTACGAAAAAAATTCTGTAGGTCAGACCGTTATTGATAATAATAAAGATTTAAGTCAAGTTAGAAATTTTATAAACTTAAATACTACAAAAGTTTCTCAAGAAAAATTTAATCAAGTTATTGATATAGAAATTAAAGAATTTTTACCAACAAAAATTGACACTACTATTGCAGACTTATCTAATAAAGTTTCTGAATTAGAAGGAGTTAAAGCAGAACTTGAAACAATTCATGTATTACATACAGAAAAAATAGATAGATTAAATAATCAAATTACAACTCTAGAATCAAAAGCTAAAATGACACCTCCGGTATTAATTAATAAAATACCTGATACATTATTAGCAAAAAGTTCATTAGTATCAAGCACTGCTAAAGATAGGTTGCTATCTAAAGGTAGACAAGCTATAGCAGTTATTGAAGACACTGGAAATTTTACGATATATACTGGAGAGTTTGACGAAAATGGTAAACCATTACCAAATACTACACCAGAAGCTCAATTTCGTAAATCAGTTGTTGATAACGATCAAGTCAGTTTTGTAGATAGGTCAAACCGAGCATGGGGTTCATTTATGAATACATATGGAATTTGGCCATCGACGTCCGATGAAGAAAACACAACCGGAATTTATAAAAGAGATGTATATATAGAAAGAGACGGTAATTATGGATTTAATACAACTGCTGACAATTCATGTATTGTATCTATAGATAATGTAAAAGTCGCTACGGGGCAGTCATTCGGATACAGCATACCCGACGTACCTAGTCAAAAAGCTTTATTAACTAAAGGATGGCATTCATTAAAAATTGCATACGCCAATGAAAGCGGGCCAGGAGCATTTGCTTTAACAATTACAGCCCCAGATGGGCCATTAGTACCAGTAACAAAAAATGTCACTACTAAAGAATGGGTAAGAGACAATGCTAATGGCGGTTATGGATTTGGGTTTCTGCAATATAAAGATGTTACTAAAACTGTTACTGTATATGAAGCATCTCCAAAAGGAGGAGTAATATGGGATACTAGAACATACAAAGCAGCAAATTCTAGAAACTCAACGCTTCCTATAGAAGCCAGCGGGTCTCCTTATGTAATGTGGATATATCCAGGAGCTACAGATAACGACGGTCAAGGTCAAATTGAATTAGCTAAAACTAAACCTTCTTGGGATGTAGTTTGGGGTTCAGGAAGAACTAAATTATCAAAACTAGCAAAAGTTGTTTTAGACGACAATGGTATTTTAAATCTGTATGAAGGTAAATCTTTAGTTTGGTCATCATACGCATTTTAATACCTACAATCTTTAACTTTGATATTTATATTAAAGACAAATATAAATGCTGACAGTTTACACAAATCAGAATGAAATTCTAAAATCAACCGG